GGTTTTTTCACCCGAAGAGTGGGTAGATGGAACTTGTTTTGTTTTTGAGAGTAATATCTACGAAACCTCCATGGGTCTCATAAGGCAACTAATCACCAATAATGAAGAGAAGATTAAATATTGTTTTATATTGGATTCTGTAGACGGATTAATTCGTAAAGATGATTTGGGGAAGAATTTCGACGAAAGCAGTAAAGTGGCTGGTGGCGCAGTCATCGCTTCCGACTTCTGCAAGAAAACCAGCACTGCTCTGGGAAAACGGGGCCATATGGCTATTTTTATTAGTCAAGTTCGCGCCGACATTAAACTTGACCCCTATTCAAAAGCTCCCGTTCGCCAAACCACCGCGACGGGAGGTAACGCCCTTCTCCACTTCGCCAATAACATTATGGAGTTTGAACCTCGCTTTAAGGGGGATTTGATATTACAAAACCCCTCCATTAAAACAATGGACGCAAAAAAGAATCCTATCATTGGTCACAATGCAAAAGTCACAATCAAAAAGTCAGCCCATGAGAATACCAATACGACCATCTCTTATCCCATTCGTTATGGTCGCACTGACGGCACATCCATTTGGGTGGAAAAGGAAGTTATAGACCTTCTTTATGCTTGGGAATTCGTTGAAAAGAAAGGTGCTTGGATAAAGCCTACAGATGACTTTAGGGAGCTTTTAAATTCCAAAGATTTGGAATTTCCAGACAAGATTCAGGGCGATACGAAGCTTTTTAAAACGGTTGAAGAAAACAAAGAGTTATGTAAATTCTTAATAGGGTATTTTAAAGAACAAATACAGGTATGAAGTTTATCGACGCATTTGGAAAACAGAGAAATTTAAAAAATGCAAAAAAATATTTAATAGATTGGGAGAAACCAAGCCGAAGTAAATTTCAAACAGCAGTAAAAAAGTTTCTACACCCTTATTGGAAGAATGACATTGTGTTTGAGGAATTTAGGGTCGTGGGGAGTAGACTCAGTTTGGATTTCTACAACGCTAACAAAAAAATTGCCGTAGAGGTTCAGGGGGCGCAACACACAAAGTATGTTAAATTTTTTCACAAGAACCGCTTTAAGTATTCGGATCAGCTAAAAAGAGATGAGAAGAAACTTGACTTCTGTAAGGCTAATGATATAAAGTTAGCAGAGGTTTATCCTCAAGACGTAGTAACAGCCTCCCTTTTTGAAGACCAAGAAATTTATTTATGAATTTAGATCACGATAACGAAGAAAGCGATTTTAGATTACCTACCGCATGGGTGGATAAGATTTATGAATTGTCGGGGGGCGCTGAGAAATACAAAGGGCTGTTAATGGCCCTTTCTTCTGAACATGGTGACCCCCTTATCTATTTTAAATATGACTCAGGAATGACGGAAGCGGCACTCACAAAGACCATGGGAGATTATTTACGCAATCTTGATAGTCTTAAATTAAACCAACCAGAAGAATGATTTACAATTTCGAACTCGAAAAGCAGTTGTTGGCTGGCTTAATTAAAGAGCCAGACTCGTTAGCGGAAATATCCAACTTTATTGGCACGGGTGATTTTTATTCAGAAAAAACCTCCCTCCACTCTACTATTTTTAGGATAATTCAACAAGCCATAGATTCAGGGGACGAAGTAGACGAGGTGATAATTGCTCAGCGCGTAAATGATGTGGGTATCTCCTTCCAAGACAACCTCAATCCCTCTGATTATATTAAGTCTTTAGCGTTACGCAAGGTTCCCAATGGCAACACCATTAAGACGGCCAAGGAACTTAAAAAGTATTCTATTAGGCGAGAAATTCTAGAGTCATCCGTAGATATTGGGAAAAAAATGAAAAACATGCCACCCGAGGCGTGTTACCGCAGTATCATTGAAGCCGCAGACAGCGCTTACAATTCCAGAATCAATCTTTATGAATTGGGCAATGACATTCCCGAGAATATTTATGAAGACATGGAGAACCTTATTGAGGATCGGGGGAACAATCCCGTAACTGAATTTGGCATGATGGGGCCTCACCCCAAAGTTAATGACATTTACGGCTCCCTATTACGCCCAGGAAACATTACCGTCATTGTAGCGCGTTCTGGAGTGGGTAAGACAAATTTCTGCATGGACTACACAACGAAAGTGAGCCTCAAGTATGACATTCCCGTCTTGCACTTCGATAATGGTGAAATGAGCAAGGAGGAGCTAATTATGCGCCAATGCGCCGCCCTCTCAGGCGTTTCCATGCACCTGCTGGAAAGCGGTAAGTGGCGCCAAGCTGGAGAAGAAGTGGTTAACAAAGTTCGTTCTGTTTGGCCCAAGATTAAGAACTTAAAATTTTATTACTATAATGTTGGGGGAATGGATGTTGATTCAATGGTTAACACCCTTAAGCGCTTCTACTATTCTAAAGTGGGGCGAGGCAACCAAATGGTCTTTTCTTTTGATTACATTAAAACAACCTCCGAAAATATCGCCAATAAATCTGAGTGGCAGGTAGTAGGAGAAATGGTAGACAAGTTTAAGAAGTGCGTTCAAAAGGAGATTCTGCACGATGGTAACCCCGTAATCCCAATGATTACCTCCGTGCAGTCTAATAGGTATGGAATTACCAATAATAGAAATTCCCAAAACATTGTGGATGACGAGTCCATTGTTTCCCTCTCAGATCGCATAACTCAGTTTTGCTCCCACATGTTTATTCTTCGCAATAAGACGGCAGACGAAATGGAAACCGAGGGAAACAGATTTGGAACGCATAAACTCATTAATGTTAAGGCTCGTCATCTCGGTAGCGATATAGCGGGAGCTATCGAACCCGTCCGCGTGGGGGATAGCCTTCGTAAGAATGCTATTAATTTAGATTTTAGGAATTTTAATATTACGGAGAGGGGCGATTTGCGGGACATCGCTCGGATGTTAGAGGGTGAAGAGGATTTAGATAGTGATGGATTCCAAGAAACAATCCCAGACTTCGATCAGTTCTGAGGACTTCCAAGGAATCTTGGAGTCAATGGGCTACATCCTAATTGATTGCGGGGATCACTGGAGAACTCGGGCTTTGTATCGGGACGGAGACAATGAAACTGCTGTTAAAATTTACAAAAACACTGGAGTGTGGATGGATTTTGTTGAGAACAAAGGCTCGAAACCCTTTGAGGCGTTGGTTAAAGGCACACTCAAGGACAACCCCAAAGAACTGGCGAGTATCTTAGGTGGAGCAAAAAGGGAAATCGCACCCGTTTATACCCCAAAACAAACTATAGACATGGAAAAAATTTATCCCGAGGGATCACTTGATAAGCTTTTCCCGAATTACAACTTTTACCTAAAGAGGGGGATTTCCGAGGCCACTCAAAAAGCCTTTAGCGTGGGTCTTGCGGGGGTTGGCAAGATGTATAGAAGAATGGTTTTCCCCATTTATAACGAGCATCACCAGATAGTAGGTTTTTCAGGGCGCAAGGTGGATGATGGTAACAATTACCCAAAATGGAAACACATTGGTCGCAGAAATAACTGGGTTTATCCTGCGTTTAATCGGGGTATCGGGGTAGATGAGGCAATCGATAACGCGGAGGAAGCAATTTTAGTTGAAAGCATTGGAGATGCAATGGCACTTTATGAACAAGGTATTAAAAACGTTTTGGTTATGTTTGGCTTATCCGTCAATAGTCATATTATCAACTATCTTAATAGTAAGTCTATCAATCGGATTTTCATCTCTACTAATAATGACCGCGATAGCGGGGAAAATAGAGGATTTACGGCAGCAATAAAAACCTTTGTGAAACTTTCCGCTTACTTTGACCTAGAGAGATTAATTGTAAAATTCCCCCCTGCGCCGTATAATGATTTTGGTGACGCTCATTGTGATGAATATAATTTCAATGAACATTGGATTAAAAAAGAATATAATCAGACCAAACAGTTAAATTATATCTGCGAATTTATCAAAGATAATACGTCCTGCTTCACTAAAAAAGAAATTAAGACCGCCTTAATGTTTAGTGATGAGTGAGCCAACCACCCCCCTTTCAGCGAGTAGAATTAAGACGGCGCAATCGTGTTCGTGGCTGTATTGGTGCAAATACAAGCTCAAACTACCCGAAAAGAGTAATGATGGGGCTAGGCGCGGTTCTATTTGCCACTTAGTCTTTGAGGTTTTGGGTGTGAAAGGGAGAAAGAGGTATTTTAATAAAATATTAAAAACCGAAGATGTGTTTTCTGTTCCCTCGATCAAAAGGCTGATTCTCAAACACGCAGCAAGAGAGGGGGTGGATGACGAAGAGAATATCACCATGATGAAGGAGATGATCTTTAATGGCTTAACTTATGACTTTTTTGGTCAGGATTTAGGCAAGCCCACCAAAGAGTATTCCGAGAAGGACTTTGATATCATTAAGGAGGATGGAGAGACGCAATATAAGATAAGAGGCTTTATCGATAAGCTTTTTTTGTATAAAAAACAAAAACTCGCCATTATTCGGGACTTTAAAACCAGCAAGGATGTTTTTAAGGGCAAGGATCAAACGGATAACCTGCAAGACTTGATGTATAGCTTGGCGGTTAAAAATTTATTTCCCGAATATTCTGAGAGGGTTAGTGAATTTCTTTTCTTGAAATTCGATCTCGACCCCGAAGCCAAAAAGTCTGGCGTGGTCAGGATGAAACCCTTGGATGAAGACGAATTAGTAGGATTTGAAATGCAGCTTTCCGAAATCCAAAAGTATTTGGATGGTTTTTCTGAAAAAGAAGCCAAAACAAATTATGCTGCCCACCAAGGGTTTCCAACGGACAATTCCTTTAGCGGAAAATTGTTGTGTGGTTTCGCCACGCGGAAAGGGGAGCTTAAAAAAGATGGCTCCCCCAAATGGTT